AATCGGGGCTCATGTAAAAGGGCATAATAGAAATTCAATCGGTATTTGCTATTGCGGAGGCGTGGAAGCAGATGGTAAGACCCCGAAAGATACTAGATACGACTGTCAAAAAGATGCATTAATCGCGGTGATAAGAACACTAAAAGCAATGTATCCAGAAGCAGTTGTACACGGACATAGAGATTTCTCTAATAAAGCGTGTCCAAGTTTTGATGCTACAGAAGAGTATAAAAATTTATGAAAATAGGAGAAGGAACTGAGTTTAAAATAGACATAAAAACTATAGTAAGTATTATAGTTTTAACTATAACATTAGTAGGTATGTATTATACTCTTCAATCGGATATTGACGAAGCGAGAAGGTTACCACCTGCAGAGATAAAAAGAATGGAATATGATTTAAAGCAGGAATGGCAAACAGACCATATAGAAGATTTAGAAGAGAAAGTAGATGAAATACTTCATTGGTGTAGGGAAATCGACAAAGAATTACATAACAAGAAAAATAAATAAATGGAATCAAATGAATCAAAAGGGCTTGGTGATACGGTTGAAAAATTCACTAAAGCAACAGGTATAAAAAAATTAGCAGACAAAATCCCAGGAGGATGCGGTTGTAGTAAACGAAAGGAAAAACTTAATAAAATGTTTCCTTATAAAAAATAAATTATGGCAAAAAAGAATTTAACTAAACTTAGAGAAGAACCCGGTATGTCAAATGCTGGGAAGTACGATAAAGTGTCTAAAGGAAATTTTTGTGGGCCTGATGGGACATATCCTGTTAATTCTTTAAAACGAGCCAAGTCTGCATTAAAGCTCGCACACAATGCAAAAGGAAATCCTAAAACTAGTCCTCAAAAAATTATTGATTGTGTATTAGCTAAATATCCTGAATTAAAAAAAGGTAGTAAAAAAAGAAATAGGAGGAAATAATGAGTTATAGACAACCAGCAATGATAAGAAATCAAGCAGGGTTAAATGCTGCTAATGAAGCTATAGAGAAATTCAATGACTCTTTAAGTGATATGGCTGATGACTTTAGCGATATGAAATCACGTCAATATTGTAGAGCAAATCCTAGTGCAGCAGAATGCAAATCTAAAGGTGATAAAGATGACGACAAGGATGACGACAAGAATGATGGTAACGGTGGAAACACTAATACTACTCAAGGTAATAATACTACATCTACTAATGCAAATAAAAACATACAGTCAAATTCTAACGCTGCTATAACATCTCAAATTAAAACCCCAACAAAGGTGAAAAGAGGTGGAGCTCAAACTGGTGGAAGTATCCAATACTTTTCTAACGATATGGAAAGTGATATGTATGATAACTATAAGAAATCAAACTACAACTCATCAAATTCATTTGGAACACCTGCGGGAAGTAATAAAAAAAATAATTATAAAACTTGGTACAATGGAGAAGATTAAAAAATATATAAACCATCCGATGTCAAAGTCTATTTTCTTTGCTATTATAGGTGCGGCATTGCTTTTAGAATCCCATGCTTTATATGCTGGAATGGCTTTTGGAGTAGGATTAAGAGAATTTATTTACGCTTTTAAATAAAACAATATGCCTAAATACGATCCAACTAAAGAAAGTAGAAAAAGTAAAAGACGAAGAAAAAAAGCGGCTAAACACATAAGCGCTAGTCACGACTATTCAAATCAAGCTTATCAAAATAGAGATGGCGAGTTTATGAGTAATGAAGAACAGTTAGAAAGAGAAGGTACTGCTGTTATTAAAAGCATGCAACCAAAAGGTGGTCTATTAAAAAGAATTGCTGATAAAAGGAAAAAGAATCAAGCTGGCAAACAGTATAAACGTAAAACTAAAGTAAGATAGTCATGGCAAAAGATCCTTATAAAAAAAAGCAAAAAAATCTAGAAAAAAAGCAAAAAAACAAAACGAAAAATCTTAATAAATACATTAAGAAAAATTCTAGAGGCGTCGACAAAAGAGATAAAAAAATGGGTTGTTTCTCATGGCAGGGTAAGAAAAAGAAAAACTGTAGAATTAAAGACGATAAAGTTTCTAAAAAAACTAAAGTAAGAGATAACAAAAAGAATGATTCTACTACTGAAATTGGAGGGTTGGAAATATCTGTTAGTAGAAATAAAGATAGAAATAGAAGATTAAGTGGAATACTAAGTGGTGGACTTACTTTACCTAAACTAGGAAAGCCAAATTTTCCTAGAAGAGGCAAAAAAGATGAATACCTGAATATCGACGAAGACAGCGATTGGGGTCAACATTTAGACGATAGTTTTTCCACATGAAAAAAAAGAAAAAGTTTAAAGAAACAAAGGTTGGTATATTCTTAAAAGAGAAAGCTCCAGCTTTATTGGATACCGTAGGAGAGTTTCTACCTGACCAAGGAGGACTGGGTATTGTAAAAAATCTTATATCAAGTGATTCTAATATAGAACCTAAAGATAAAGAAATGGCTTTAAAGCTATTAGATCAAGACATTGCAGAGATGAATAACATCTCAAATAGATGGCAAAGTGATATGACAAGTGACTCTTGGTTAAGTAAAAATACTAGACCGTTAACACTTATTTATTTAACTTTAGCCATGACTATTTTTATAGTATTGGATTCAACGGTAATATTAGAAATAAACAATGGATGGGTTTCATTATTGGAAGCTTTATTAATAACAGTATATGTAGCATACTTTGGTAGTAGAGGCTATGAAAAAATTCAAAAAATAAGAAAATAAAAAATTATGAGTGTAATAGGAACAACACTAAAACAACCAAGAGTATTTGCACATGATGCTGTGTCTTTAAGTAATTTACCAGGCTGTATATGGCGTGGAGCTAAAAGCGTTGATTTTCAAATCACGTCATCTGGAAACCCTGGTGAAGGATTTGTAGTAGGAGAATGTTATAATACCTACAATGAAACAGCTGGTGGAGCTGGTGCGGTAATTACAGTTACAGGAGTAGATGACCCTGCAGTAGGAGAAATTACATCTGTAGATATTTGCGAAGATCCATGTTCTAATGGAACCGCATACAACATAGGAGATATATTAACTGTTATATGGGCGCCAGACGGTGGTGGAACTTTCACTTCTGGTAGTAATTGTACTGGTTTAGTAGAAGTAGATGGTTTATTAAGTACTGAGTGGGACTTTGGATGCCCGTTTACACCAATAGGAACTAGGTTTGATATAGATGAATCAACAGTTATACCAACAGAGTATAACCCTTTAAAAGCATTTAGACAAAAAGATATTGTTAGATGGAATTGCGGTAATGAAGAGCCAACAAGTTGTGATGAAGAAACTTGGGGTCCTGGAGCTGCTTTATATATAGGGTTTGCATTAGAAACTTTAACAGTGGTAATGGAAAGTGGTAATAAAGTAACATACAATAATATTCCTGTAGGTTCATTTATGCCTATTTCTTGTTTCACAGTATGTGAGCTAAAAGGAGCAGGAGAAGAAGCTCCTGAACCTAGCGCTTTAAAAGATTTTATTTTAGCTTTATTCTAATGATAATAGGTATAGGAAATCAGGTTCAAGATCTTCGTAGACCGAAAGGGCCAACTACACCACCTCCTCCAGGAGCAACATGGTATATTGAGCTTGAAAATGGTTTAGGATTGTTAGAATTACAAAACACAACAGACTTGCTGCTTCAAGAAGCCGCACCTTAAATAATAGAAAATGGCAAACGTAAAAATAAGTAATTTACCTGTAGAAACAGTTTTAGCTAACATGACCGGCATAGCTGGTTACAACGCGAGCGGAACAGTACAAATAAGCGGCGCAACTATAGACAGTGCTTTTGCAAAAAGTAACTCAGATCTACAATTTATAGTAGATAACGGCAATATTATTGACAGTAATGCAGGAACAGGTAATATTGTTTTTAAAAGCGGCAGTAATAATACAAACACTACAATGAGTGTTAATTCTATATCAAGTGATACTAGTTTTAGCATTATTGGAACTACAAATAATACTAATTTAACTTTTACTAGTGGTGGAGAACTAAGATTCACCCCTAACGCAAGTTTAGGAACTCCTGCTCAAGGAGATGTATTAGCTGCTAAAAACACGCTTGGTGATGTAGAATGGGTTACACCTGGAGGATCAACTCCAACACTTCAACAAGTTTTAGATACTGGTAATACAGCTGATAGTAACGGTAATACAGGAACTATAGTATTAACAAACAGTGCTCAAAATAGAACAGCTACTTATGGTAATGAGAATATTGCTACCGATTATACTTTTGGCATTGATGTAACTGGAAGTAATAATGCTGCAAGAGTGCAAACTGCTGATGGAGATGTTTCTATAAGAGCTCAGGGAACTGGTAAATTTATTCTTCTAAATGGACGGGTTAAAGCTTTAGGTAGTAGTAATACTTTAGATCCAGGTTCTGGTAATACAAGTACTTGGAGTTTGCAAAATTCTAATTACCTGTTAGATGGATACAATAATACATCAAGTACAGGAGGAGATATTAGAATTAATTCTAGAGGAAGTTTAACAATGCATACTGGTAATTTATCTACAACTACACCTGGTGGGGCTTTATCTATTTTTGCCAGAGGCAATAGTGTTAGTTTATCAACAATAGATGGAACTACTGGAGGTGGTGATGTAACTATTAGTTCTAGTAGTGGTGATGTGATAATAGAAGGCGCAGGATTAGGTGTTCCCGCACAGGGAGATGTATTAGCTGCAAAAAACGGTACAACAGGAGAATTAGAATGGATAACACCAAGCACTCCTAATTTAGACATTAGTAATATAGACGCTAATACTATAAAAGCTGATTTAACACAGTCTAGTCAACCTCAATATGGTCAAGCTGTAGTAATGGAAGCTAATGGTGCGATTGCTAATGGAGAACCAGTTGTATGGGATTATACTAGTGGAGTTGTTACAGCAAGAACTCCAACATCAAATTTCACTCAACAAGAAGCAATTGGAATAGCTTTAGAAAATATAGCTAATGGTGCTACTGGTAAAATTTTAATATCTGGTTTTGCTACTGTTAAGTGGGACGGTGTAGTTTCTCCTCCTGTAGGAACTGAAATAGTTTTAGATACCAATTCAAACGGAACTAGTATTCCATTAAGCACAAGTATTATACCTTTTAGATCTGTTGCTGGTGGAACAGGTAGTTATCCTTCAAGTGCAGGTCCATGGACAATTAAATTTGATGCAGGTATAGGTAATACAGTTAAATTTGAAATAGTAGATTTTGAGTTTGAACACGGTACAGGTGGATCACCTATGTATGATAGAGGTGGTTGGGTTGTAAGTCCTGATAACAACACTTATTCTAACGCGCAATTAACACCTGGACAAAACACTTCAGGAACTGACGGTTGGTTAACATCAGCTACATCTACAGTGGGTACTGGCGTATGGAGTTCTTCTTTAGGATCTTCTAGTTCAACATCTGGTTATATATTTCCTGAAAATCCTACAGTTGGTAATGTTAACATAGGTGACGTAATAGACTTAGGAGAGAGATTTGCTGAGTATCACTTCAGAAGTGATGGTAGTGGTAATTTTTTAGGCTGGGATTTAAAAATGTTTTCATCAGGTTTAAATCCATCAGCTTTAACTATTGGTCAGACAATGCAAGCTGACATAAATAGTGGAACTTTTAATAGACTTACAGGTTATCAACCTGGAGCACCAATATATGGATATTTTATTGGTGGTAGTACAGCAAATAATGCTGTAGTATGTAGAATAGCGCCGCCTAGACCGGTGTCATAAATAATAAAATTAAATTTAATTAAATGAAAATTAAAGAAGAACACTTAAAAAAAATACAAGAACAACAAACTAGATTAAATCAAATATTAAATCAAATTGGATATTTATCTGCTCAAAAGCATGGTTTATTACATGAGTTTGGAGAAGTAAATAAGCAAGTAGAAGAATTTAAAACTGAACTAGAAGCAGAGTACGGCCAAGTTAACATTGATGTAGAAACAGGAGAATATACTGAAATCAAAAAAGACGAAAAACCGGAATTAAAAGTAGTGGAGGAGGCAGTTGAAAATGTCGAATAAAATAAGAAAAATTAGCATTGGCTCAGATTATAAAAATGAAGCTATGCATTACTCCGTAGGCCAAGAGGTCTACGGAGGACACACAATATGTGATATAATAAGTAATGATAATCAAGGAGAATATCTTATATATATTCAAAAGAATGATGAAGTTTTACCTTGGAAAAAGTTTAATTCAAATATGGCTATTGCTGTAGAATATAACTTAAGTTATCATGAAGAGCTTAAATGATTATATAATAGAACCTTTAGGAGAAAGATATAACAATATAAAAAAAATTGGAAATAAGTCTTTAATCTTAAATACTAAAATAGAAGAGTTTAAAGCCGTTAATAAGAAAGCAAAAGTAATAAGCATTCCAAAAGCTTACAGTTTACCAATAGAAGTAGGAGACATAGTATATGTTCATCATAATGTTTTTAGAAGATTTTATAATATGAAAGGTAAACAACAGAATAGTAGATCTTATTTTAAAGAAGATCTATACTTTTGCAGTCCAGATCAAATATATCTTTATACACAAAAAGATATTAATTACTCTTTCTTAGACAGATGTTTTGTAAAACCATTAGCATCAGATAAATTAGGTCAAAAAATTAAACCTAATATTGGTATACTTAAATATGGTAACAAGCAGTTAGAAAAATTAGGGATAAGCGAAGGTGATGTTGTTAGTTTTCCTGATTTAAGAGAATGGGAGTTTGTTATAGATAACGAACTGTTATATTGTATGAAATCTAAAGATATTTTAATAAGACATGAACACGAAGGACACGAAAAAGAATATAATCCAAGCTGGGCAATTAGCGGTTCAAGAGTTAATAAAAGTAGCGAAAGAACCGATTGTGGATACCGGGGAGGATGTGACTGCGGACCGACTAAAGAACGCAGCTGCGACAAAGAAACTAGCTATATTTGATGCTTTTGAAATACTTAATAGAATAGAAGAAGAAGAAAATTTATTAGAAGGAAAACCAAAAGAAGAGGTTAAAGAAGAGAGAGTTTTCAAATTTGCTGAAGGGAGGAGTAAGTGAGTTACGAGCAAACCCTTTGGAAAGAATTAAAAGATGTAGTAAATCCTAAAATATTATCTAAACAAAATAGATTAAAAAAATGGGAATATGGTTATAACTCTGAATACGACTTTATTGTTGTAAGTAAAACAGGTAAGATTGGACAGATCATTGAAATTCAAAACCTCCGTATTGCTTTACCAAAAGAACATGAATGTTTTAAACGAAGCGAAAATAAAACGGAGCAATATTGGGAAAAGCAAGAATACCCCAAAGAATTAAGTAGAATAAAAAGTAGATTTGATTGGGAAGATTTAAAAGAAGAGATGAAGGGTATTGGTTTTATAATAACGGTATTCCTACTTACATTACTGGTACTCACTACATGTACTTGCAATGGTCAAAAATTGATGTTGGCGCAGCCGATTATAGAGAAGCCAATAGATTATTCTTTATATTCTGGGAAGCTTGTAAAGCAGACAATAGATGTTATGGAATGTGTTACCTTAAAAACAGACGGTCTGGTTTCTCCTTTATGTCATCAGCGGAGCTTGTTAATCAAGCAACAATATCTTCAGATGCCAGATTCGGTATCCTTTCAAAAACTGGAGCAGATGCTAAAAAAATGTTCACAGATAAAGTTGTACCAATATCCGTTAACTATCCGTTTTTTTTCAAGCCGATCCAGGATGGTATGGATCGTCCTAAAACCGAACTGGCGTATAGAGTCCGTAAACTAGATGATAACGTCAAATTAAAAGAATTACAAGGTCTTGACACAACAATAGACTGGAAAAATACGGGGGACAACTCTTACGATGGTGAGAAATTAAAAATATTAGCACACGACGAATCAGGAAAATGGGAACGACCCGACAATATATTAAACAACTGGAGAGTTACAAAAACTACATTAAGATTAGGCCGAAGAATAGTAGGCAAGTGTATGATGGGCTCAACTTCAAACGCGTTAGATAAAGGTGGAAACAACTTCAAAAAACTCTACTACAATTCAGATGTTACAAACCGAAATAGAAACGGACAAACGGTTAGCGGACTCTATTCTCTTTTCATCCCTATGGAATGGAACTACGAAGGATTCATGGATACTTTTGGATTACCTGTATTCACTACGCCAAAAGATAAAGTCCTCGGAATTGATAATGTCCCAATTGATACAGGCGTCATCGAACATTGGGAAAATGAAGTTGAAGGATTAAAAACTGATCAAGATAGTTTAAACGAATATTATCGTCAATTTCCTAGAACAGAAAAACATGCTTTTCGAGATGAAGCAACTGCTTCTCTATTTAACTTAACAAAGATTTATCAACAAATAGATTACAACGAAGAACTAAACAATTTGGCAAATGTTTCTACTGGTAGTTTCCAGTGGATTAACGGAATTAAGGATACAGAAGTGATTTTTATGCCAAATAAGAATGGAAGATTTAAAATTAGTTGGATTCCACCTAAAAATCTTCAAAATCAAGTAATTATAAAAAATGGAATTAAATACCCTGGAAATGATCATGTCGGAGCATTTGGTTGTGATTCTTATGATATTAGTGGTACTGTCGACGGCAAAGGGTCTAATGGATCACT